AGACGTTTTAGAACCTTCTCCCACCTGCTTATATCTCCCGCGGGTCGCGACAATTCTAAATACATCGACATTCTCAAGAAATTTGGTGACGCATACAAAATACCAGCAACTCTTATCGAATCTTTTTTCAAAGCCATAAATATTTCTTTGGGAATTTGTGTGATATCGGCAACCGGTATAAAATTCACGTATACTTTGTAAGTGCCGTGATGCTGACCTGCTTTCGCCTCTACTTCTGTGAAACCCTTTTTATAATAAATATTTGCCAGCTTCTTCGCCTTTTCTAAAGCGTCATAAGAGAAAAAGTCGTAATCGGGTATTTCTACGTCGGTATTATAAAATTTGTCTTCTTCGGGTAAAATATTATTAATCGCTGTTCCACCATAACATATTAAATCATCCGTTTTTAGAAAATCCTCTACGACATTGATTATTTTTTGAATATCTTCTGAATTCGCAATTCGTTTACCCATTTTTTCCTCTGCTTGATCTACAGCCATACGCAAAATCGCCATTTCACAATCACTAAAATTTAAATCTTTACATATTTTTTGCTTCATATATTAATATATATAAATATATAAAAATATAAAATTGATATAATATTTATTTTTTAATAAATAGTATAAATAATAAAATAAAATGGATAACAATTATGTTAATGAGTTTTTCCAAAAATTTGGAAAAGGAGTGTCGAGTAGAAGAATTGCTAATGATTGTAAAAATTTATACGAAAAATACCCAAATTTTGTATTATCAAATAATTCTGGGAAGGTCGAATTGATTATTACTGAAAATGAAGAAAAATATGGCTTCGTTTTTAAGAATACATATCCTTTTCAACCTCCGCAAATATATTATAACGGCAATTCCTACTTGGATTTGTTGAGAATAACTGATAATGATGAAAGAAAAATAGTTCGGAAATACAAAAAAAAGGACTGTTTATGTTGCGATTCTTATGATTGTCCAGATAATTGGTCACCTTCTATAAATTTAACCAGTATTGTTGACGAAATTAAAAATATAGTTAAATTTAAAAAAACAATTGTGCATATTTTGTTAGCAGACAAAATTAAAAAAAAATATTTAATTGATGACATTGACATCAACTCATATTTAATTTAAATTAATTAATTAAATTTAAAACATATTATACATTATTATACAAATTATACAAATTATACAAATTATAACCCTAAACTTAAAATTACATCGTTTTTCATTTTCTTCATTTTACTAAGAGTATTCCGGTTTGGCGCAGATTTTGGAACATATTTATCATCAATAATCTCGATATATCTACCGACAGGTCTAAAGGGGGTTCCCTCCGCTACATCGGAAATGCGAATTTCACTCTCGTCTTGATATTCTTTCCAATATAATCCTGTATTAATCGCGTATTCAACATCAGAAGCAATACGCGCGATAATACACTCCTTTTTTCCTTTAAATGGTATGAGAACTATGTCGCCAACACGCATTTCTTCTACAAATTTGCGGTCTTGACCGCCGGATGGTCTTCTTGAAATGTCTGCTTTATTTTCATTATAAATGCCATCTACGACATTTTGTCTTGGTATTCCCCAGCCACCCCAAGGACACGTCACTATCTGTTGACTTCTAATCATTTTTTTCATATCTGTCTGATTTGTGATTTCGCCATAATTTTGGCGAAGTACCCAAAAATTAATACGAGATGCCATTTTTAAAATCTTATTATTATAGTATTCAAAGATATGGTTAGTTAAATTATTAAATACCTTTATAAAATTATTAATTTTTCTTTTCAATTTTTAATAAAAAAACATAAAAATTGAAATACTTAAAAAATGTTAAATTTAATTACATATTAAAATTATAATAATCGCTGCTAACATTACGTGTGGCGTAACTGTAATTTGGATTTTGAGGTTTAGCATCTGGGATGGTTATCGGCGTATATCGGAGTCCGTCTGGTTTCAAAGCAAACGCAGAACCAGTCCTATCAAAAAACATTGCGTTTTCTTCAAGATTATTATCAACATATTGATAACGCATTGCCACCATTTGACATCCATATGTTCTACATAAAAGGCCGCTTGGGTTTTCTGGATTGGAGCCGTTGTCTGGGAATACAATTGTCATATTATTCCGGTTATAATTTGTTAGCTCATCGGTGTCGTGATTATTCTTAACATCATAATAATTATATGCTCTCATAAAAACCGAATTACTTGTTAAGTTGACATACTCCATAAACTGTTGATTTTCTAAAAAAGCATTATTATTATTACTGTTTTTCTCTACTATCAAGATTATTTTTTTTTGAAATGTTAATAATGGAACAGTTCCTAAATTTACTCCTTCGCTTTCAAAACTATAGTCTTTTCCAAGCATTACTGTATCGTATGCTTTAAAAATTGTCGCCATTTTTGAATATGTTTTTTGCTGATTACTTTTAACACGTAAATGAATTATAATTGGGTCTGTCGGATTCGGACAAGTCCCTCCTGAAAAAGCATAGCTATTAATTGTTTTCATAACATCGGCAAAATTAACTGAATTAAATGTTTCTTTGATGTAAACACTATCTTGTGTGCTTGTTGCTACAACAGGTTTCTCATCAACCAAGTAGACTTCAAAGTCTAAACATCGGACTCCTTGTTTTATGATCGCTTTCAATACATCAACACTTACAAAATCATTTTTATAAGAACCGCCTGAACAAGCATTATATGCGGTTTTAATATAATAATCGTATAAACATCCAGAACTGTCTGATAATGATGAATTTGCTGAAATAGGGACTATATTACCATCGACAGACGGATATAAATCATTCATAAAATTATTGTTTTGAGTTTTTAATTTAGTCAAATTAATAATATACCATATCATTATTGCCAATAATATTAAAGTAATTGCCATAATCATATAAGACGCAAAATCTTTATCCATATCTTTTAGTTTGCTTAAATAATCTGTTGGGATGCTTGACATTAATCTAATATATTATGCTATTTTTTTTAATTTTTTAAAAATATTATATAATTAATGAAATTAGTTAAATAATATTTATACCTATATATTATACATAGCATGCCTGGTGGATTACTTAATTTGGTTTCAGAAGGACAACAAAATATTATATTAAATGGAAACCCAGAGAAGACATTCTGGAAGACAACTTATAAAAAATATACTAATTTCGGAAAACAAAATTTCCGGTTAGATTATGAAGGTACACCAACACTAAACTTAACAACTGAGTCTACATTTGTGTTTAAGGTTAAGAGATATGCGGATTTATTGATGGACTGCTATATTTCTATAGCTTTACCAACAATTTGGAGCCCAATTTTTCCTCCTCAAGCTGTTCCTCAACAAGATGGCTCAACTGTGTATACCGATTGGGCGCCATATGAATTCAAATGGATAGACAATATTGGTGCTCAGATGATTGACCGAATTACGATTACTTGCGGTAATCAAAAATTACAAGAATATTCAGGTCGCTACATATTAGCATCTGTACAAAGAGATTTTAGTAATGAAAAAAGACAATTGTTTAATGAGATGATTGGCAATATTCCTGAATTAAATGACCCTGGAAATGCTGGCACTCACGTGAATTCATATCCAAATGCGTTTTATGCCAGTTTACCGGATGGGTCGCCCAATCCGGCTGGTGCTCAACCATCTATTATGGGGGAAGTATTATATATTCCGCTCGGTGCTTGGTTTAACCTTAAAACGCAAAATGCGTTCCCTTTGATATCTTTGCAATACAATGAATTACAAATAAGTGTCACATTTAAACCAATAAATCAGCTTTTCAGGATTCGAGATGTAATGGATTACACCAATAATTTTCCATATGTTGCGCCCAATTTTAATCAATATTATATGCAGTTTTATCGATTTTTACAGACACCACCAGATGAAACACTTGGTCCCAATTCTTATGTTGATACACGAACTAATTGGAATGCTGATATTAATTTAAATTGTACTTATTGTTTTCTCTCTAATGACGAATCTAAACTCTTTGCTAAAAACGAGCAGAAATATTTGATTAAACAAGTGTATGAGAAACCGTATTATAATATCACTGGTCAAAATAAGGTACAAATAGATTCTATTGGTATGGTAATTAGCTGGATGTTTTATTTTCAAAGAAGCGATGTTAATTTAAGGAATGAATGGTCTAATTACACAAATTGGCCGTATAATTATATGCCGCTTGATATTACGCCTGCTCCTGCTGATGGTAACTATCCGAATCCAGCACCAGCACCATATATACCTCCTGTATCGTCAACACTTGGTCCCGGACAAAATCCAGATGGCACTTTATCAGGATTAGCGATAACAGGTGTTTATAATCAGCAAAATCTGAAGCAAATTTTGGTGTCATTGGGTATTTTATTGGACGGTCAATACAGAGAAAATATATTGCCTGTTGGAGTTTATAATTATGTTGAAAAATACACGAGGACTGAAGGTTTTGCTCCCGACGGTCTATATTGCTATAATTTTTGTTTAGATACGTCACCTTATTCGCTACAACCATCTGGTGCTATGAATATGAGTAGATTCACAAATGTTGAATTTGAGTTTTCAACAATTAATCCACCGGCAGACCCTTATGCTCAGGTGTTAACCATTTGTAATCCAGATACGGGCGAAATAATCGGTGTAAATAAGCCATCTTGGCGCATCTATGAATACAATTATGATTTATATGTGATGGAAGAGAGAGTCAATATGGTTGTCTTTGTTGGCGGCAATGCGGGTCTTATGTACGCTACTTAAAATATGATTTATAATATAATAAATTATATTTTCTA